ACTCGAATCAACTGCCGACTAGCAAGCAGACGATAAATCTCATGCTTGGCCATCACCAGATCTTCATAGTCCATGAAGTCGAGTGAAAACTGTTCGTTCATCGTCCGCTTGTCGAAGGTCTCACTCAAGAATTGTGAGCCATCCACACCCTGAACTTGCTGATAGTTATTAGTGATCTGTGGACTAGATCCACTGTCAGATAGCCCGAGATATGACAGCCCCTGGACCTTATCGTTCAAGCAGATCTCAGGTTGATCACCGACTTTTAGATATATCTTTTCCAAGCACTATCACCTCCCGTATTGTTGAAGCTTCATTTGAAGTGCTCTAGCTTGCTGAATATCCTGTGCACGAGGATCGAACTTCCCCTGTGCACGAGTAACAGCAATCTGCATCTGCATTAGGCCGATCAGCGATTGCAAGCCTTTTTCTATGTTTTCCAATCGGCTCTGAGAAGCATCGAATTGCTTCTTACCATATCCTTGATCATCTGAGTTGCTCTCGTTAGAGCCGTCTTCATGCTTGAATTGGGCCATTACTTCAGACAGCAGCTGGTAAGCACGTCCACGCCGTGATGGGTCAAGCGGAATGATCATTTCTGGCTTGTTCTGTTCGGCAACTTCATAGAAACCATGAGCAGAAATAACACCACCGTTGGCCCAACCGTGGCCGTTACCAACGTTGCCCCAACCACCTTCACGTCCTTGTTCAAGGACGTGAATAGCGGCCAGAATTTCGTTATAACCATTCCGCCAGTCAGTGTGGCCTGGCAAAGCATCAGCCCGCCAAGTTGAACCAGCAAACTGAAGCAATCCACGCGCCTCATTACCACCCGAGTTGACATCGTGTACCTGTTGCCATGCGTGCGGGTCCCCACCAGATTCGGTCTGGATCTGGCGAAGAAGCTTAGCAACTTTCCATTCAGCAGGCTCGACACCTAATTCCTTAAAAGCCCGGATAATGTAAGGCCGCCAACGTTCAACGCCAGCACCACCTGGGTTATCCAGAGTAGCGAACTGCTTCTTAACCCATTCGGCAATCTGCTTAGCGATGAATGGCGGAACAGACGTGACCAAACTCTGTGCAAATGGAATGTGGGTAGAAACCTTGACGAACTTTTGGAAGACTTCTTTCATAAACTCGACAGGTGCTTTTACGATCTTATCAACGTATTCAAGCAAATCGTCTGATCCATCTTTGATTGCATTGAAGAAGTCACCCACACCATTGGCAAAATGAGGGATACCCATCATCTTCATCAGTTGATGACTGTCTTCACCGTTAAGAATTGACATTCCCTCTGGAAGATACGTGATGAAGTTCCGTTTGTTAGGGAATGCCCCAACATGGCCCTTGTAGCTATACAGTTCTCGCCAGTGACTACCGGCGCCATCATTGACCATTCCGATCGTGGCTTTCTTCAAACCATTCGGGTTGCCTTTCGTACCAGTAGCAAAGGTAGGAATAGCGGCTGACCATGAACCACCAAGCTTGTTGCCACCGACTTTATTCAGAACCCAATTGATACCGTCTTGAATGTCGTCAATCAAAGTCTTGAAAGGTTTCAAAACGCCGTTAGCCAGATCAGCCATCGCCTGTCCAGCTTTCTTACGAGCTGATTCAATAGCATCACCAATGGCACTCATGTGATCTTTCCACGAATTTACAACTTTGCCTAGCCAGCCATCAGTTTTTTGATTAATGGCTGAGTACATATCTTCAAAGATGTTCTTGTTGGTTCGAGAAGCATCTTGAGCAAGTTTAGCAGTGTCGTCACGCAGATTACTCCAGCGGCCGGTCACTACGTCATGCCATACTCGGGTCCGGTCTTGAATCGTCCGGTACATATCATTAAACAGGCGTGGATGATTCCGTGCCATATTTCGAATTGAGCGTGAAGTAGTGCGATTTAGTTGATCGTACCAGCGGCTAACTCGGTTGGACCCGTTCTGGGCCGCCCGTTCCATGCCACGCCATGCATTCTGCGCATCACGTGAGACGGTTCGGTTGAAGTTAGCAATTGCCCGTTGACGACGGCGTTGACTAGCTAGTTCCTGACGTTCCTGCGTCCGCTGGTTCTGCTGTTGCTGGCGGTTCTGCTGTCTCCAGTAGTTGTTCCAACCATGCTGAACGCTACGCCAGTAATTATTCCAGTTACGCTGTGCCTGCTGATTGTGCCGTTGAGAATTCCGCACAGTTTGTTGGTGCCACTTAGAAATATTGTTGAAAGTAGTTTTGAACCACTTACCGACTTGTGACATCCCTTTTTTAGCGTCACGAGCAAGACCGTTAACGAAATTACGGAACTTAGCACTGTGCTTATAAAGTAAAGTAAAGCCGGCAACTACCGCTTCGATTGCAATCACCCAAGGGTTAAAGCCAAGGGTTGCAATTTTGGCGGCAGTACCAATACCTCTTAGCAGCATGGGCAGATTCTTAAGTGAATCTCTTAAAAGGCCAATACCATTCAGCAGTTTTACACCAGCAAAGGCAGTCAACATAACGGTACCAAACACCTTAACCGTTGTCGTATGTTTACCAATAAAGGAAACTAAGCTAGCAAGTGCATTGGCCACCGTGCCTAGTCCCCTAGCAATCACTCGAAGCCCACGCTGGGTATCTTTACGCCCAAACGCATTGGCCATACTCTGAGAAGCCTTAGAGAGTGCCGGAAGCATGTTCCGACCAATTTCAATCTGAATAGCTTGAGAAGCGTATTTGAAGCGATCTTCAGAGTTCTTGGCTGAATTCATATTCCGCCGAGCCAGCTTCCCTACATAGTCTTCGGAATAGGCAGTCTTTAATTGATTCTCAACGTGAGCCAGAGACTGACTATTCTTGTCAGATAAGGCAGCCGTCCGTGACAGAATACCAGCGGCGTTTTGTGCAGTCTGGCCAAAGACTTGATTAAAGAATTGAAGTCGTTCAGCCTTAGGAACATTAGCGTTGATCTTCTTGAAGATCGTATTAACGTTTTCGAGACGTCCCGACTTGTCCTTGAAGTCGTCGATACTCATGTTGTACTTCTTCAACGCGTTGGTAGCCGTTGAAGTTGGTGCCGCCAAACGGGTAAAGATCCGTTGCACACTGGTACCAGCTTGAGAAGCTTCCAAGCCGTTGTTGGAAAGCACACCTAAGATTGCGGCGGTTTCGCGCAAAGAAACACCAGATTGCTTAGCTGAAGACCCGGCGTACTCCATTCCAACCCCAATATCTTTGAAACTGGTTGAGGTTACGTCAGCCGCCTTAGCCAAAGTATCAGCGGCCTTGGCAGTATTCCGCATCATGCCACCGGTTGATTCCGCACGCATGCCAAACGCTTCAAGCGTGGAAGTGGTAACTTTCATTGTGTCGTCGAAACTATCCCCAGAAGCCTTTGAAGCTTCCAGAATTGACTTCATAGCACCCAACGCTTGCTGACCATCATAGCCACGCTTGATTAACTCTTGGTACCCTTGAGCAATCGTCTTCTGCGACTCACCGTACTGGACGGAGTATCTCTCCCCGTCTGCGTACATCTGGTTGACTTCCTTTTGAGTAGTTGCCGCTCGCTCACCAGCCGTTCTCATCAAGTTTTGGTTTTCAACCATGACCTTTTGGACATCAGTGGCTTTGTTGACAGAGGAAACTACTGCCGCGCCCACAGTTGTAGCGGTAACCGCAATCCCCATCATGTGATTCTTGAGGTTGTCAAAGCCAGCAGACAGACGGCTGGTCATCCGAGATGCATTATCACGGGTCTTGACTACCGCATCATCAATCCGCTGAATCCCGGTTGGCTGCAGGCGATTGATTGACGACTGCATTGATTGCATTTCGTCTTTTGTCTTCGCAATCGAAGTAGCAGTCTTATCCAGCTGTTCTCGCTGTTTGATATAAGCATCAGAGTTTTTTCCGGTATCATTGGCTACTTGCCGAAGCAAAAACTCCTGCTTGCGGTACTGATCCTGCAAGTTAGTCAGGCTTGACCGCAATTGTCGGTACCTTTCAACCGTTGCGCTTGCCGTCCGGCCCTCGGCCTGCAGACGAGTAACATAAGCAGCAGAAGATTGCCGTGATTGTTCATAGCTATGCTGAAGCGCCGCTAGGCCAGACACCTGATAACGCATTGAGTTACGTGCCCGATCGGCTTGAGCTTCATAACTGGTCAGCTGTTTGTTAGCCTGTTGGATCTGACGTTCCAGCTTTAAGAACTGGCTAGCCTGCTTCTGATTGCTCAGGTCAAGCCCTTCCTGCCGATCTTGAAGTTCTTTCAGCTTGGCTTTTTGCAGATCAATGACCTGGTTAAGTCCACGCATTCGTTCTTGAGCGGCTCCAGCAAAGTTGCCAGAGTTACGCAGAGCGGCTTCCTGAGCACGCCAGGCATCACTGGCTCCTCGAATAGCATTCCGGAAAGCGGACATGCTACCGATTGCGCTAACCGCATCGACTGAGATTCGAGTCGACATTTCATTTTGAACTTTCACATTATCCGCCTCCCATCATTTGCATAATCTTCTTGTGAGCATCCCCTGGATTAAGAGGACGGTCCTCACGTGGCTTGGCTTTCATGACCTTAAGCATTTCAAGGTAGTTTTCCTGGTTGACTTGTGACGGAGTTACCCCGTTCATCATCAGTTGTTGCTTGAGATAGTCACGATCTTCAATCTCTTGCTTTTTCTCCTCGATCAGTCGTTTGATGTCGCCGGGTCGCCTTTTGGGGCCGATTCTTGTTCCTTCTTGACGTCCTTTTCAAAGTCGGCAAAAGAACCAGTAGCCCCCTTAACGCAACCACATACATACGATACGTACAGATTCAACGTGTCGCCGGGTACTTGCTTGTAGATATGTTCGATCTGCTTGGGCTTAAGTTTGAAAAGCTCCTTGAAGAAGTCCATTGCATTCTTCAAGAATTCCCGTTCAGCCTTAAGAGCCTTGAGCATATCGTTTTGCTTGTCACTGATCTCGTATGAAGCGATCATCAGCTCATCGGCCTTGTCTACTTGGGACCAAGTACCAGCAACGTCAATTGAATCCACACCAATTTGAAGTGGCTTAGTATCAATTTTCATTTTTCATCCTCCTAAAAGCCGCCCTTTCGTATTGTTGACTTTCTTTGGCGACTAATTGTGATTAAGCAGTTGGCTTAGTAACGCCTGATTGGCTAGCACTGCTCAAGCTACCCGTACCGGTTGCTTGAACGTAGCTAGCCATTGGGTTGTCGCCTTTGTAGCCGCCGAATACTTCCGCCAGCATCGTGTCATAGTCCTTCCAACCAGTATCACCAGTGTTGTACATCTTGTACGCCATCTGTGAGCCGTCTTCATTGACAAAGACGTTGTTTGGAATTGGATTCAGGCTTTGATACGTAAACGTAGCGTTAGAGTCCGTTTCGTTCTTATTGCTGGTCCCGTGGTTCCGAGTAGGAATGATCATTTCACCGTTGGCAAAAGTATCAAAGAACCAGTTTCCATCAAAGTCGTGAGAAGCAATAAGCAATGCAACGTGCGGCTTAGTATTACTTAAAACAGCACCGCCATTAACATTGCTGTAGCCCACGCACTTACGAGCAACGTCATAAGGCAGGTCCAACA